ATATATAAGATGTGGGGGTACTTTTGATGGTACAGATGGAACTATAACCGTTGAGGGCAGTAATGGTGTTGCTGGAGGTAACGGTGGTAATGGTGATGCTGCTCTTGGTGGAGCTGCTGGCGGAGGCGGTGGCGGTGGGGCTGGTGGTTCTGCTGGTAAACTCGTTATTCGTCTAGCTAACGCACCTTGGTCTGGTGGAGATGTTGCTCCTACAATGACTGTGACAGGTGGTGGTGCTGGGGCTGGAGGTACAAAGGGTGTAGGTTTTGTACACGGAACTAACCCCCCTGCTGATGGTTCAGCCGGAACAGCCGGAGACGCAGGAAGTACAGACGTCCTTATTTATCCATAGGAGACAAGATGATTATAAGATGTAATTGGATATGTGATTTGTTGAACGATTTAAACCGCTTTAAAATAGACGGCGTTATTCTATTTCCTTTTATAATATTAAGAGATGAGGTTGATGACGTTCTAATCAATCACGAAAGAATACATTTTGAGCAACAGATAGAAACACTTATTGTTGGGTTCTATGTTATTTATGTTCTACATTATTTATACAATAGATTTAAGTACAGCCACATGAAAGCATATCATAATATTTGTTTTGAAAAAGAAGCCAATAAGAACCAGCATAATTTGAGATATATGTACAAAAGAAAGATATTCGCTTGGCTAAAGGAGATTTGACATGATAGTTTTAGGGTACGGATTTATATTAAACGACGCTGGTGATGAGAGTTCAACCGCATGGATGACTAATACTAATACTAACGCCCAGCTATTAAACGACCATACCCACGACGGAGTAAACTCGTCTCTTATTACCTCCCCATCATTTATTAAAACCAGCCGAGATGTTGACGCAAGTGCGTGGGTATTAGTAGGGGTGGGGATATATTCCCAGAATGTTACGATGCCTCTAGGGTTTGAGTTTAATAATGTCCTTATGCAGTTTATTATAACCGCAGGACCTGCGGTTAATGAGCTTTGGTATCCTGTAGTTATTAGGACAAGTATAAGTACTTTTGATATTTTCTCTAATGATAATACTATAGAGTTTACGGTGAGGTATGTTTAGTGGTCATATCCGATTTCAGTGGTGGAATAACCGATAATATTAAGTTAGGCAAGGAAAACCAAGCCGAGAGATTAGACAACTTTCTAATATCTGACGAAGGTGGTTTGCTTAAACGTCCTGGTTCTAGGGTTATAGATAATACTAACTTTTGGATACCAAATAATAAAGCCTTAAGATATTTAATAGAAGAAGGTGACAAATTTGCCCTGTCAGCAAGGCATATATATAACATAGGTAGTCCAATCACCGAACTTAAGGGACCTACCAATAATCAAGCCTTTGATGTTGGATTAGAAATCAATAAATTCTCTCATACTCTGTGGCAAAATCACATACTATTTTCAAACAACGCTTATGCCAAGCCGGTAAAGGTTTATAAAGATGCTGTTGGTGTATGGCAAGTAAGGACAGCAGGGCTTCCTAGAATTGACATATCTGCGGTTATTGCCACGCCTAGTGCTGGTGCTGGAGCCAATTCGTATCTATATGCGTTTTGTTACTTCTACCAGTACAATGTAGGCAGTGTGGTGTATGAGGATTTTGGTGGTGTAGAGTATGTGACAGTAACATCGAACGGTGCGCTCAGTGGAGCTAATACTGTAGACTTTACCATTCTACCAGTTTTGGCTAACGGAACCACTCTTAACTACGACATGACTACACTTAAAATATATATATACAGAACAGAGGATGGCGGGACTGCATCATATAAGGTTGGAGATGTTACTAACGCAACGACTACTTTTACGGATAACATGACAGACGCAGATCTTTTAGCTGAATTATCCTTATATGCCGAGGGTGGGGTACTTGATAATGACGAGCCACCTTTGGCTAAGTATGTTGCTGTCGTTGAAGGAACAGGGTATTACGCTAATATAAAGGAAGCCGGAGAGGAGAAGGGCTTTAGACTAAGACTTTCTAAAACTGGTGATATTGACAGTTGCCCAGAGGATTCATATAAAGATTTCGATTCAGATATTACAGGACTGTCATACATAAGAACATTCCCAATAGTATTTGCTAAAGATAAATGCTGGAGAGTTGAGGGCGTGTATGCAGATGATGGCTCAGGAACGGTTGTAAAAACTCTTATTTCTTCTACAATAGGGTGCGAATCTAATAATTCTATTATCCAATTAGACGCAGGGCTAGTATTTGCCAGCAACCAGGGCTTTGCCTATACAGATGGTTATAGGGCGTTTTTAATCTCAGATAGTTTTCTTAAGACTTATCAGAGTTTAATAAAAGACGGCAAGGGTGAGTCTATAGTATCTGCTTATGACAAGGTTAATGGCTTAGTTTATTGGGCTTGTGCAAGTGGGACTGAAAATGACACCCTGTTCGTGTTGGATGAAAAGAAAGGGATTAGGGGCGAGAGTTGTTTTACCACTTGGTCTAATCCTTCTATATTTTTTCCAACTGCTTTGTTGGTTGATAGTAGTGGGGATCTTATAAGAGGAGATAAATACGGGATAATATATAAACACGATTGGCTATATAGAAATGATACAAGGCCAGAGTTTACAGGTGTTATGCCTGTTGATTGGAGCAACAAACATATACCTTACGATTATATTTCAACTGAACTTTTTGCAGGCACAAAAGAAGCCAAAAAGTATGGTGGAAAGATAATGGTTAGGATTAAGAACATAAGTGATGTTTCGGTCCTGGTTAGTAGTGCTAATAACGGGTACAAGAACTTTTCGACCATGCCAGAAATCAGACGTAGAGACGGAATTATTTGGGGCGGTAGATATATTCCCTGGGGAACGCCAGGGTTTGAATGGCTCAATACGGAAGACATTGAAGAAATCCGATATTTCCCTGCTGGTGGTAACGTAAGGTTTTATACCAAGCAAGTCAGAATAAGCCCTGCTTGGACAGAGATAGAAAAGAGTGACGATAGATGTACCGCTACAGTTGATGATACTGCAACACCAATGAGGGTGACTCTCGACACGCCCGCTGATTATGATTGGAACACAGATATAAAAGGATACTGGATATACTTTGAAGATGACGATTATGTTCAGGGATACGAAGTCACAGTACGAGAAGATGGTGATAATATTTTAATGGCAACACCTGTTGCTCCGCCTAGTGGTGGAAGTAAAAAGTGGCGTGTTATGGGATATGCCAAAAATGAATTAATAGAAATCCCTTCTTATTCAATCTATACCGCAGTTCTTGGCAACAAATTCAAGCCATATAATACAGAAGATAGTGGTGGAAACGTATGATAAACCTAGACCTTAATCCTCTTATTAAAGAAGGTGAGGTTGATAGTTTTATCTTACAAGAGCTTTTCAAAACTGTACAAGATTATCTAAACGGCGGTCAGGAGACTGGCGGTGGTATTGGTGATGTTTTAGGCCCTGCAACAAATACAAACAATAACATACCTCAATGGGACGGTGTTGATAGCAAGACTTTGAAAAACGGGCTGGCTGTACCAGTTGGCGGTCTAGCGGTTCCAGCAGGATTTACAGGTGCTTGGGCAGGAGCTGACATTCCTACTGGATATTTGGATTGCGATGGTAGTGCAATTAGTAGAGCAACTTATGCAGCTTTATTCGCAGCGATAGGGACTGTTTGGGGTGCTGGTGATGGAAGTACAACTTTTAATATACCAGATTTAAGGTCAGCAACATTAAGAGGAGTTGGAACTCCTACGGCTTTTGTAAGTAACACAGTTATTGCATTAGCTACAAAAGTTGATGATAAAGGACAAGGGCATTCTCACGAATTAAGAAACTATGGCGCTGGTGGGAAGAACTGGATGGGCGCTGGTGGCCACATTATACCAGGGGCTTTAACAGGTATAGCTGGTTGTACTGCAAATCCAGCAGGGCAAGGGTACGTCGGAATATACAGCCCGTACACTGACGGGACAAACGGAACCCCACGTACTGGTACTGAAACATCAGGTAAGGCTTACGGCGTACATCATATTATAAAATATTAGAGAGGTGATTTATGATAGGTTATTGTTATTCAAGTGAAACTAAAGAGTTTGTGGGAGTAGTGGATTTACAACTTGACCCATTAGAAAGTAAAAAAGCTGATAAAAATATTTATATGTATCCACCTAATACAACATTAACAAAACCTCCTACTTTTACAGATAAGCAATTTATAAGATTTATAGATGGTAAGTGGATAGTAGAAAATATACCAGAACCAGAAAAACAACCAGAACCTAAACCACCAACAGAAGAAGAACTTTTGATACAGCAAGAAGAACAGATGATATATAATGAAACTAGAAAAATTGCGATAGAAAGACTTGGTGATAAACTCACGGTAGTAAAAAAATAAGTAGACGAGGTAAAATAAAATGGCAGAGTGTAGAAAGGCACGATACGAAAAGGAAACCGACTACCTAAAAGAAAAGGTTATAGAAATCCTAGCCAAGGAGTTTGCAAACGAGCCTATAGTAAAGGCATGGCTAGATGGCAAGGACAAGATACGGGAGGAAGTAAAATAATGCTTGCTTTTATAGTGTTTTGTATGGAAAATAATAACTATCCCTACACCCTTTCTAGCCAGAAAGTAATCTCCAAGGAGTGTGCTTAATGGCAAAAACCAGACAAGAAATTAGAGAGAAGGTACAACTAGAACTCGATTTACTATCCACAAGTGGTAGTTACGTCAAGGGTTCTGGATTTATAACACCGGCCGAAATCAACGGACATATATCCGATAGCGTAAAATTAGTCGCATCATATATACATAATTTATATGAAGATTATTATTTTACGATTGGGTCTATATCGTTGGTGGCTGGTACTTCCGAGTATCCATTACCAGCAAATATGTACGTTAATAAAATACGAAGATTGCTTTATGATAACAACTCAGACAAATACAAAATAAACCGCTTACATAATATAGACGAAATTCCTTACATAACTTCTGCTGATTACTATAGGTATAGGCTGGTAAATAACGGCCTTACTGAAGTGGTAAAACTTTATCCTAACGCAAAGGCTACAGAGGCCGATGTGGTTCAGGTTTATTATTACAGGCGACCTAAAGAACTAGCATTAGACGCTGATGTATTAGATATTCCAGAGGAGTTTGATAACGTGGTTGTCAGTGACGTTAAGTTTCGGTGTCTTAGCAAAGAACCCGACAACCCGTCACTACAAATAGTTAAGACAATGAGAGACGAACAGATTGGTCAGATGTTGGCTACACTCGGAAAGAGAGTCCCTGACGACACGACAGACATCAGACCTGATATGAGTTTTTATGACGAGTCGATAGCATAGCGAGGTAATCATGGGTTTTTATAATAGAAGTGGAAAAGAAATACAACCGCAGGATATATCAGAACAATTTGGCTATACCTTTAATCCTATGGGCCGTGGTGACAGTAGATTTATAGGACCTAACGGAGAACAAGTTAGTGACCAAGCTATTTGGAAAATGGGTATAGACCAGAATCTAATTATACCAGGGCCAGGGTCGGAAGCAGATGCTAGAGCTATGGGTTATACTGGTGGAAACATAGAACAAGAGGCAGCCAGGAGTTTTGGCGAAAGAGAAATGGAAGGTATGCCTGGGTATGATTCTCAGATTGACCCTGCAACTGGCCTTCTAAGATCCCCATACCAAATGACAGACCCTGATAGTATTCTTGGTGAGTACAGAGATATAGTGGAACAGTACGGACTACCAGGCTTGGAAAAAGCCATGGGTGGTGCCGACGAACTAGCCGGTATAG